CTAAGATAGCTCCACTCTCAGTCATTGATTGGGTCACGGTCTACCATGGAGGTGAGGCCACAGGTGACACACCCTCTAAACCAAAACCACCTACCAGCTATAAGGTCACGGTTGAACAACAGCAAAAGATACTAGAGGCTGATCGAGCGTGGCTTATGAATGGACAGACGAATGGAGACAGCAACACATGGTAATCAACTACAATGGCCTCAACGCTGAGAACTTCCCGCCCTCAGAGTGGGTGAGCTCATCAGGCTACCTCACCACCAATCCCCTTCCATACTGTGACCAATGCACAGCTCATGATGGGTGGGTCTATACTGAGCGACAGGCAGACATAGCGCCCACCGCCAAACGTTGTCCAATCTGTCATCCGCTTAGGAAGCGCCTCCAACACCTTGAGGACGCCAAGCTTCCCTATGTGGCTCATCAGCACACCCTCAACGATTATGAGTGGGACAGCCCAGAGCAGAGGGAGCGCGTGGGCGCTGTGCTCGATTGGATTCATGGCCACACCAACCCCATTGACAAGCCAGCGGTTATGCTGTGGGGAGCTCCAGGCAATGGCAAGAGCACCATTCTCCACATCCTAGCTAAACACGCTGTATTTCAAGGGAAGCGCGCTCTCTTCTTAACTCATGAGGGATGGTTCACCGACCTTAGAGCATCATGGAAGGCTGAGGGGCTCAACCTCCATCAGATCCTTGAGCGCTGTGACCTCCTCTGTCTTGATGAGCTTGGAGGGCTTGGAGGTGGTGGGCGCTGGTCAGATTGGTACAAGTCACAGACTAGAGAGATGATCGGCGCTATCTATGACAGGTGGGCGGCTAAGAGCCTCGCTGTGGTCTGTACTAGCAACCTCACACCTCGCGTCATCACTAAAGACCTCTGTGACAACAACAGCGCCGTGAGGTCAAGGCTTGGCGCTATCTTTGGAAAGCCTGTCAAGATGGTGGGCCATGACAGGCGAGCGGGTGTGGATGATGGGTGGGGTTGATGTTTATTGCTAAGGTGGCGTACAGGGACGCCGTGGCCTTCTACTCTGCTCATCACTATTTGGGTGGTGTATCTCTGAGCTCATCCTCATGGGGTCTGTATGAGCTTGAGGGTGGCTCATATAACCTGACCGCTTGCTGTTCCTTTGGCGCTCCTGTCAGCGAGAACCTGAGGGCTTCAATCTTTGGAGATGACCACAAAGACAGGGTTAAGGAGCTACAGCGCTTGGCTAGGTCCTCAACATGTTCTCACCCCATGTCTGCCTTTGTCGCTCGCGCCATCCGTAACTATGTAAAGGAGCGCGCTGAGAAGTCACAGCCTGAGCTGTGGGCTCTGATTAGCTTTGCTGATGACAACCAAGGACACCATGGCGGGATCTATCAAGCTATGTCTTGGCTTTATTGTGGCTCAGTCACCGCAACAATTGACACATTTAAAGATGGGTCAGGGCGAGCGCGCCACAGGCGTCAAGGTGGACAAATCATCTCTAGGGCCAAGGCTCAGATGCTTGGCTGGACACATGAGCGTGTCAAGAGCACTAAGCATAGATATCTGAAGCTTTTAGGCTCAGGGCGTAAGGTCAAGCGCCTTAAATCAAGCCTTAAGCTTCAGACCTCCTCTTATCCTAAGCCTCAGCGCTCAAACACAGCACAGTAAAAGGCGGTCCATTCCATCCACCCCTCTGACTAGCTCCCTTACCGCGCTCGCATAGTCTCTTATCTCTGCCTGTGAGTGAGGGGCAAGCCTGAGCTTGAGGAAGTGGATGAGGGCATGGAGTGAGCAGGTCCAATAGCACTCTGACATGAGGCTGAGGGGAAGCACAGCCCGCGCTTGCTCCTTAGCCACACCCACCTTGAGGAGCTCCTCATAAGCCTTGAAGCTCGCCTCAATCGCCCTGTCATAAATCAGCCCAGCTCTCAAGGCGTCATCCTCACCCATAGGCCCCGCGCTCCCTTGCTTAATATGCTCAGCGCCTCGCCTCCACTCCTCAGGCTCCCATGCCTCATGATCAAAGCGCACATATCGCCCGCTGATCTCATTCCATGCACAGCCCACTTGGTGTTTCATCCACTGCCGCAACACAAAAATGGGAGCCTTGACATGAAATTGAAATTGAACGTGTCTGAATGGAGAGGTGTGCTCATGAATCCACAGATAGTGGACAAGCTTCCAATCCTGCTCAGTCATCTCCTCTGAGCGCTTGCCAAGGCTCACCCGCGCCGCGTTGACCACGCTGAGGGGATCACCCATCACGTCAACCAAGGTCACACCGCCTCCACCTATTGATTTATAATACTCCATCATATATACCTTTCAGGTGTTAAGGGACCGAGGGCTTGAGGGTGGCCACATTGCCTCCTCTCTGCTCCTCACTAACCCCATTTGATGGAGAGACTATGAATCATATTATCTTGATTGGCAACGTTGGTCGAACGCCAGAGGCGCGGGGCGCTGATGGTGGCATAGCTAAGTTTAGCTTAGCTGTGGATTCACGGAAGAAGGGCGGGGAAAAGGACACACAATGGTTCAACTGTGTGGCCTTCAAGCGCACCGCTGAGGCTATCCTTAACCATGTTAAGAAGGGTGACACTATCGCCCTGACAGGCAAGCTGAAAACCAATACATGGGAAAAGAATGGCGTCAAACAGCTAGATGTTGACGTTGTGATTGACACTTGGCAGTTTGTCAGCTCTAAGCAAACCGAGCGCAACGCCATTAGCAACCAAGGGCCAGCCACCTGGTCACCTGATGGGAGCTCATGGCCTTGAACTGATGGAGCTCCCTTGAGGAGAGGATTGACTTGATGGATGAGACTGAAAGACAGAGATTGATGGGCGAGCGCTTAGTAGATATGCGTGATTACTTGGTGAGCTTTGTTCAGCGTCAATATCAGCTTGAGCTGTGGGACGCTGAGGACATCTACTCTGAGACATGTATCTACATGCTCAATAGAGGTTATCAGCTGGTTAGGCTTGATCAAGAGTTTGACGCGGCGATCATGTCCACCATGAAGCGGCGCGCTCTTAATCATCTGCGAGATGGCAAGCGCCACAGCAAGCTCCAATCAACAGAATATGGCCATATCAATGAGCGCTCCTCACTTTGGTCAGACAGGAGACATGAGGAGGCTGAGTGGATTCATGAGATGGACAAGCCACACCTCATGAGCCTGACTAGAAGCCCGCTTGAGGCCATCGCCATGAATCACCTGTTGAACTATGGTGATCTGAAGATCAGGGAGACAGCCAAGGAGCATGGGATCAACTATAACACGATCCACTCTGGGATGAGGCGAGCCAGGGCATACTTGAGAGGTTACTTAGATGACTAAGACATCAGACTTGAAGGGATTAGCGGCGCGTGAGGCAGGTGATATAAGCACAAATGGCACAAACGCGCCCGCGAGGACTGGTCCCTATGCTCCTCAAAATAAAGATAAAACAGAGACTTTCCTAGATCTGTTGAAGGTGGGGCACAGTAAAGAGGCCGCCTGTGTAGGCGCTCACCTCAGTAGGCGCACCCTCTACAATTGGATAGATGCTTATGAGGACTTCTCTGAGGCTGTTCAAGATGCTCAATATGAAGCTGAGGGTCAGGTGCTGGTTGAGCTCCGTGGAGCAATACAGAGGAAGGATGACACCAAGGCGCTCATGTGGTTGTTAGGCAAGATGAGGCCAGACCGCTATGGTGATAAGAAAGAGGTGGAGATTACAGCTAAGAAGGCTGACGGCATTCCTGAAGTGATCGCCATGATTGAACAGACTAACGTGATGATGGAGGATAAAGATGATAATGGAGACAACAGCTGATCTACCTCTCTTCAGTTTTGGAGAGAAGCAAGCTCAAGCCAAGAATCACAAATACTCAGACGTGTTGAATCTTCTCAAGCGTGGTTACTCGATCAGACAGGCGCTTGGGTTCTTAGGTATACCTAGAGCCACCTTTTACGAACACCTAGCTAAGGATCAGCAACTCAGGGCGTTGGTCAATGATTTAGCTCCTGAGCATAGGCCAGGTCTTAAAGCAGGGACTCAGCAAGAGATATGCTCTTTTTCATCTCCATACGATCCCAGAGCAAAAGATCAAGTTAGCCAATTAACTTCCTTATTGGAACAAGGCTACACACTTAGGAAAGCATGTGATCGCTCAGGTATTTCAACATACCTAGTCTACAAGTGGAAGCGCCAACATAAAGGCTTTAGAAAGCTTATTGATGGGGTTCACCAGTATGACAGCTCAGGATCTCATAAAGCAGGTAGAGATAAATCCACAGCTCTAGATAGGATTGATGTTGGGCTTAAAGGTCATTATCACCTTTATATCATCAAGGCTGAGGGCTGTG